GAAAAGCATTTTAAATTAAATCCTAGCCCAGCAGTAGGATAAGCTAAAGAAGTACCGCTATCTTTTTCATATTGACCAAATGAAGGTGGTTTAAGGTCGTTATCTTTTGCATAATAACCACTATACTCATAAGTATATTGATTGCCCGGATATGCAAAGTGTTGCCTAGATATCCAGCCATACCATTTAACCCTACCATTAGTATCTAAATTGGTATCAAAACAACGTATAGAATCTTCTGATTTATGATATAAAACTTTACTATTAGTATTGTCATCATCATAAGATTGCAGTGTAATAACATCAGTTGTCCATCCACCTTTTTGAGTTGAGTGAACATCTATTTTATGTTCATCAGGATGAGCAAGCAATAATACTTTATCCCCAGAAGGAATACCGGATACTACTGCTGTTACATAAAGAATATTATCACCTTCTGCAAGACCACCTAAAGTAGTAGATATCATATTATTTGGAGGTCTATTTAAATACACAATATTTGAACCGTTACCACCTACTACTGTATAGATACCATCCATAGACCCAGCAGTTATACTCACTCCACCAGTACCGGAAGTAGAACCAGATATTAATATTTCAGTTCCAGTTGGAAACCAATTATGAAGATTAATTTGAGTCCCAGCAGATGCATTACTACCACTATCAGGATTTTGCTTTACATTACCATCACTTTGAGCAACTAAATAAATTCTTTGAGTTGATGTTACATAAACAAAAGTAAATCCTTGACCGCTACTTGCACTATTACCAGTTATATCTAAAGATCTAGTAACACTGTCTGCAACAGCATGATCCGTTTCAAAATAACCCAATCCATAACCAGCTTCTAAATGATCTATATGATCACCAGCGGCTGTTTGATAAGCATCCCCTAGATAATTACTAGAGGTCTTCATATTAAATGCACCGCCAATCGCACCTTGTTTTGTAAAGGTTAGATTAGATACATCTGCAACTTCATTATCTGCTATGTCGGCAGGGTCTTTTAGATTATTCAGTCCCCCTGAAAAATCTTTTATTTGGTATAGCCTTTTTGGCAATTACTTTCCCCATACCATTCTAATTGCTACAGATAAGATGTCCATGCATTCTTTTGCAATTTCTTGCTTCTCTTTTGCACTAAGTTTACCATCTTTCATAGCTTCATTATATCTTTCAGCTACTTCTTTAAATTCTTTTAAGATAGGTCTCCACTTTACAGCGACTACACTCATGTAACCACCAATTAAAATAGCAGCCAAATATGCTGCATTACTTAACGATAACCATTCCATTATTTTTTCTCCTTTAGTATTTCTTTTATTTCTGCAATGTCTTCCATCATTACATCTAGTTTGTAAGCTATTAATTCTTTATCTGCTTTAAATTCTAATTCTTTCTTTAGTGCATCTATATCATACTTCATAAAGCCAAATGCCAATGTAACGGCACATATCATAGTAAAGATAGTTATAATATTTTCAACAGATATGTTTGTATTCAACTTCACGACCTTCTTACTTTTCTTGCTACTTTCTTACTATATTTAGCTTTTTGCTTACCCTTGGCAGAAGCTTGTCTCTTCTTCCTATTGGTAGCCGCACGCTCAGAGGCACTGAGACTTTTCCTAACTGATTCAGGTAAATAACGACCTCTCTTAGCTCTTGGCTTTTTTTCATCTCCCTTGCTGACATAATCCCATTTCTGTTTTGACCATTTAGATAAACTATTACTTGATGATTTAGCACCTTTGTACCCACCACCCTTTTTCTTGTAACGCTTTGTAGCGATCTGAGCTTTACGAGCAGACCATTGTCCGGGTCTACCCCCAGCACTGCCAGACTTAACAGATGATACAATGCGTTTCCACATTTTTTCATTTGTTTTCTTTGCAGATTTAGTAGCCATTACTTTTTCTTGTGTTTCATTTGCACCTTAAATGATGCCATTAAACTAGCACCTTTATGTGCTTTATAACCACCACTAGGATTCTTCATTAACTTAAATCCTCTACCAGCTTTCATCCAGTGATATCCTGCTGGTGCTTTTACTTTCTTATTCATACTATTCTCCTACCATTTAACTTTATCTGCCCAATAAGCAGCTGACATTTTACCTTTAGCAATGTTTTTACCATGACGAGCTTTAAATGACTTACGCCTTGCTTTCTGTCTAGCTGATTCACCAGCCTTTGGTTTACCTGCTGTTTTCACACCTTGCTGTCCAAAGCGTATTGTTTTTATTTTTGTACCAACTTTAGCTACCACTACATGTGATTTCTTAGGGTGATTTGGAGTACGCTTAGGTTTATTAAATCCAGATACTCCTGCTCTAGCTAATCTCGAATCTTTCTTTTTTGGCATTACATCTCTCCTTTATCTCTAAGTCTTTCTATTTCTTTTTCTAGCACTTTAATTCTTTCATTTTGTTTTATATCAGCAGGTATTTCAGCATCTTGATTAGCTTCAGCGTCTTCCTCTATATTGGTAATATGCTCTTCATTCATAGCTACTTGGTATTCTAAAAAAGATATACGAGCATTTAATTGACTATATCCCCATACTAACATAACAACAAATGTAACTGCTTGAACAATCATTGGCAACGATATACTTAAACTACTACTATCTGATATTGGTTTAGTGTTTTCCATTTAACCTACTTATAATACCTTTTATTTCCGATACTTGATTGTCCAAATCATTAATTTCCTTCGTAATTGAATCAAACTTCCTGTCAAGCTTGTCGTCACTCTGATTCCAGCGGTTAATAAGCTTAATAACCATACCTTCCATGTTTTCAAGTGTTTCACTTTGACCTCTATTTTCTGTCTTTAGGTCGTTTAAATTTTCTTCCTGCACAGACCCTCTTTTGTTCATAGAGAATACCATATACACTAGCAAAGCCCCTACGACAGCGATCATACCCCCTTCTGCGTAAATCTCCATAAATTCCATTATCTTTTTCTCCGCACTTCACGATTTATAAAATAGTTATGATTGAAATCATCTTCTGTTAAGATTACTTTCTTTTCTTTCTTTTTTTCTTTCCCCATGATAAAGGATTTAAATTTAATTCTGTTTGATACCATTCTAATTGTTCTTGCATTTGTGTTATTTTTTTATCTTCTTCTTCTATGTGCTTACTTACAAGGTCTTCAATGTTGGTATCAGCAAGTTCAACTCTTCGCTCAAGTTCTCCAATCCTGTTTTCAATACGTAAGTATCCCATAACAAGGATGCCAACTCCGACAATAATTTGACCAAGCCACTTAATGTTAAGACTGATACGAAAATTATCATCAATCTTTGCCATACCGACTGACCTGTACGTCTTCTCATCGCTCATACCTCATATCCAGCTACTGACCAACCACCATCACAACTTCCAATCAGTACTAAACCGCCAAGCACAATTATTAAAAATACTACTATAGATATATAATCTTTTAAATCTTCATTCATAAGTTAAATTTACTTTTACTCAATACTAGATGTCCACTCACTACCAGCCAATACTGACATTACTTGAGAATGGCTTAGTTTATCGTAAGAACTGAATACGCTAGGATCATTATCTGCATCATTATCACAAGCAAACTTCAATAGCGCTTTAGAACTATCTCCATCATCTCCATTATTCTTGCGTAGTGTGTCTTTACCACTTTGTATTGCATTATCTATTAACGCATTAGATACAGGAATGGCTTGTAATAGGTCTGATTTGCTCATATCCGAGGTATATTCATAGCCATAGCTATCCATCCATGCTTTTATCTGTGCGATTGTTTTTGAATCTGTAGGAGCATCTGCTGAATCAATATCAGCTACAGGCACAATCATATATGCCCTGCTTACCCATCTCCCACTATAGTCATCCGACCATCTATTTGTTACTTCTTCACTCATAATTAATTCCTCTAAGGTGTTGTTGTTGAACGATTAGTATCACCTTTTGCATAGCCATTAGGTTCTGCGTTTGGTGGTGATTTTAAGTCTCCTGTGGCAATACCACTTGGTGTACCATGATTGCTATTACCACTTCTATCATATATGGTGCTATCTGTGTCTGGAAGACCTGTTGAACTATCTAATGCTCCAAAAGCAAAATATGCTTTTAAATTATCTGAATAGCTATCCAATAGGTTTGTATGCCTTCCTGCTGTGTATATTGCATTTATTTCTGGAGTACTGAGAGATTTATTAAAATAAACAAATCCAGAGACTTGTCCGTTCCATTGATACCCCTGTGAAGCACTTGTATCTTGTCCTATTGATAAGTTTCCAGATGGAGTTGTTGAGATATTACTATGAGAGGCTGTTGCAAACGAACTTCCATTTAGATAAACAGTCAATGTTGAACTATCATAATTTAACATTACATGAAACCATGCCCCTGTTGATAACCCATGAGCATCGGTTGTTAGACTTTGGTCTTTTAATTTTACAATAAAATCATTATCCCAAGTCCATACTGCAAGTCTTTCTGATGAACTCGTACCCCATTCCCACATATTTGTGTTTTCAAATACATCAGCATTAAACCAACCACCTATACTAAAGTTAGTTACTGTTCCAGAAACAGGTACTGAAACATATGCATCAATTCCATCCAAGTCTATAAAGTTATACGCAGAGTTTACCCCTGTGAGAAAGGATTGGTCTGGCAGAACTGAGGAATAGACTAAGTCAGCAGAGTCTTGGTTTGTCATTGTGCCGACATTGCCTTGTATTTCTTTAAGGGAATAATCTGTTATTGTCCAAGAACTTCCAGAACTTGATAATCCTGTAAATCTAAATCCAAGACCATTATTGGTAGATGTTGCAGAAAAGTATTCTGTGTAAGAACCATTTGTTAAATTTTTAGTATCAATCATAGTATTACCATTACTATCTTGGATTCTTATATCAGCAGTACCACTTGATAATGCTCCAATAGTATATTGTAATTTGTATGTTGTTCCTGTAGCTAATCCACTATTTGTCATATCAGATGCTGATAAAATAGTACCACCACTTCCAGTATCATTAAATGTTAATATACCATTTGATAATCCCCATCCATCGGCAGTAGTCCATCCTGTTGTAATTAATAACTCTGCTCCAAGAACAGGCTCATTTACATCTATGATGGCAGGGTAAGTGTCACTTAGGTCTGCTGATTGGAGGACAGTTTTAAGTGTAAAATTATCTATTGTAAATCCATTACCTGTACCCCACTCAAACCATATACCATTATCATCTGGAACAAAATAAAATGTATTTGTTCCTACACTATATTGAGTAAGTGCTACTTTTATTGAACTTCCTGCGTAATTATATATAGTAATTTGAATCGTTGTATTACCATTATTCCCTGATGTTATTTCTAAAATATCAAAAGAACCTTTATATAAAACACCACTTGTAAGGGTTACAGCTTGTCTTACTCCACCAGAAGTTCCAACTGCGTGAACAAGGCTATTATTTACAACACTCATAGCACTACCACCACTTACTGCGCCCCAACTTGTTAAATCACCACTTGCAAAGTCTCCATTGAGCATGACATTACCATTTAACTCTTCTCCTGTACTCTCAAATGCCCCCATGTCATAACCTGCAACCATTTGCTGTACTATGTCATCTGATGCACCATTTGTGATCGTACCATCGTTTGAGTTAGAACTTGAATCTGCTATAGTAGGATATGCTTTACTTGTGTCATCGCCCATTCTCCATAGTCCTACTAACCCTGTATCAGCACTTGGATTATGTGTAATACCTTTAGAGTATTGAGCGTAAATAAAATCAGAGCCTTTAGCATCTGAATAAACTGCTACATTTGACATTTGTCCTTCAAATGTATTTCCCACTTGTTTACCAATCTCAAATGACTGTCCAGATAGATTTGTTGTTGCTGTACCTACAGTTCCTACATACGAAAGTGATTGCTCTACACCATTTACATATCCTTTTAACCTGCCACTATTACCTGTACCACTTCCATCAAATACCATAGCTACATGAGTCCAATCTGTTGATGTAAAAGATACACTTGCGTAAGCGTGTCCACCATTTGAAAGATTAAAAAATAAAAGATTACTTGCAATAGAAAGGTGTATTCTCGTTGTACTACTTGAATATTTAGATAAGATATAATCTGTACTATTTGTATTATCTGATTTTATCCATACAGAAAATGTAAATGCTGATACACTATTTAAATATGTTACATCACCACAATCTATATACGGATTACTTCCATCAAAATCCACGACAGAAAATCTATTGTCTCTCATGGGAGTATATCTGCTCTTTGCCATCTGTGAAATGGTTTGAGCATCGAGTGCTGTTTGGTAAATACTTAGATTTGATATTGCACCTGTAAAAAAAGCAGAAGTTCCATTTTGTGCCCCTATATATAATGATTTAATAGAGCCATGAACATTAATAGATACTGTAGATGCTTGAGTACCAACTAACTCTCCATCAATGTAATATTTTAAATTTACTTCATCATAAGTAACTACTACATGAGACCATTTATTGTTAGCAAACTTATTTAAAGTCCCAAGATTTATTATAACATTATTAGCTACATATATTAATAATCCAGTTCCATGCCTCTGTATAGAAAAAGTAGACCTATCACGCCCTGTAATAATTGTATTACCAAAAGTGCTAACATCAGTAGGGTTTATCCAAGAGCTTACACTAAAAGCATTTGCATCTGTTAATGATTGACCTATATCTCCAGAAAGTTCAACATAATCATTACTTCCATCAAAATCAGTATAGAAGTCACTTCTGGCGATTGAGGTATCACTTTCTGGTAGTACCTTATCCCCTGCTCTGAGCCATAGTTTAAGGTTGGCAGTTCTATCTGTAGCGTAAGTTGATGCTTTGGAGAGGTTTAAAGGCTTAGAACTAAGCTTTGCAATATCATCTGCTGAAAGGGCAACTGACCAGACTGCTACTTCGTCAATGAGTCCATCCCATTCACTACTATAATACTGACCTACTAAAGTTTTAAGTCCTGTAAAGCCAATACTTGAAGGTGGTGTTCCACTTCCAGAAAGACTCTGTGCAGAACCATCAAAATAAATAGCAATAGCATTTGTACCATTATAAATAGCTACTATATGATGCCATGAGGAAGTATCTGTATTTGTAAACCCTGCATAAGCAGAAGGATTACTATCATTAGTATCTAAATTTAGATAATATTTATTATTTGCATAAGATAAAGAAAAATTACCTGCGCTACCATCACCTATTTTAAAAATTCCTGCATCTTGACTTGAATTATTATTTTTTACCCAAACAGATAAAGTTAGTGTAGTAGTAGTTCCTAATGAATTACCAAGTGAATCTCCACAATCTAAATAATCATTAGAACCATCGAAATTGAAAGAAAAGTCGTTAGGGAATTTTTTTATTACCCCACTCTTTGTTAGTAGGTTGCCTAAGCCGAGCATAGACTTATCCTATGTAAGCTATTACAAGACCAGATGTAAGGTCAATAGAGTTCCATCTACCGTAGATTGTAACACCCTGTGGTATTGTTTCAGATGCCATTGTATTACCATTGTAGCTACCTACACCGTAACCATTAGTAGTATCTGTAGGTGTTAGTGCATTGAATACAGTATCCTCTAACATTGTAATTGCTACAAATGTACCTGAGTGAACCTCTGTATCTGAAATAAATTTAGCACCTGTTTGACCTAGTGCTACATTGCTGGATTCATTAACCGTATATTTATTTATACTTGCCATTTTGTTTCTCCTATCTTATGCCTTACCGAGCGTGGCAACTCTCATGGGCATATTGGTTATTTAAAATCTGCTGGGACTATTGCCCTAGTTCCACCAGTCTTACTTCTCTTTTTTGTTCCGTATTTCTTTACGGCATTGTTAAAACTTCTTTCATGTTGTGCCATTAGTCCCATAGAAACCTGTGCTATATTGCCGTCACTTGCCGTTCCAGCCCTATCCATATATAAGCATTTTTTCACATAATCTACAATAGCAGAATGAAATAAATTATCTACATCTGGCTTATCTGTTAAATTCTGTACTTTCTTAGGATTTCCATAATAATGTATCAAAAGACCATTAACTATATTATGGTCTATCGCAGTGTAAGATTTTCTAGCTGTTCTCGTTTCACTTTCTGAATCGTAGTTTGTAATGATACCCATGTGGTCACCACGAATAAAATAATTAACACTAGCTTCGGGATATTTTATGTTACCTACTAATTGACCAGTACCTTGAGTAGTTGTAGATATTGTATGCGTACTATTAAAATCAGAAGCATCTGTAACACTACCTCTGTTTGTATTTGTCACCGTAACTTCATTGCTAGAAATAGATGCTGAAAAATTAGACAAAGCATCTAATGCATTTTTTACCGCTGTTGCAACCGTATTCGCATTATCATCTGTAGATATATTTACTTCTACACCTGTTTTGCCAGATAGGGATGGATCTGACCCACCGCTAGAGACATCAAACCAAACATAATATTCAACTGTTTTGAATCCTACGTCTGTAGTAGAATCTGTTTCAATAGCATTAATAAAAAAATATGTACTTTGTTTATTTCCACCTTCATCAGGTCTGCATATTATTTTTGTTATTTCTTGTGCTAATGCCATTATTCTGGTACGTTTATTGCACTTTCAGATGCAATGTCAAATTGTAAAGGTTCACCATCTAATACCCTAGGTATTCTTATATAATCACCAGCATCATCAAGAATATCTACTCTATAAATTTTATTGATTCCCATATCTTCTCCAGCAGAGTCTGTAGCACCATCTCCAATATCATAAAACATTTTACCTGACTCTAGATCTATTTTAGCTGATACAGACTTTTGAGAATACTGACCAATCTCATTTACTGCATCATTGATAAGTGACATAATATATGCTTCAGGTGCATCTGAAAATACTTGCCTAACCCTACTAATAATTTGCTTTACTGTAAGTTCATGTATTGGATGTGCCATGTTACCTCACTAGCTGGGCTAACCCAGATTTATAATCTTCTTTTAACTGATTTATAATGGGAATATACAACTCTATATCTTCTTCTCCACTATATAATGCTTCTAAACTTTTTATTGTAGCATATATAACTACTAAATATTCTGCCTCACTTGGGAAGTTAGCTATAGCACTATCTCCAAAAGCTACAGATGGAAATACAACATGAAGCACTTTAGCGTTATTAGATGCTGTAGGTGTAGGATAAACTTCTAATGTATTATCATATATTAAATATGCTGGATCAGTTGTCGTTGCAACATCCATTTCACTATTATCTTGTATTTTACCTCTAAGGTAAGTTGATACATATCTACAAGGTTGATCTATTGTACCATCATTTCTAAGAACTGCTAATACCAAACCTTTTTGATTTACATTAGTCATGGTAGTAGTAGAATTATTTAATGTGGTCACATCAGCACAATCTTCTAGTAAACTTTTAGGTAAAGAATTTATAATCTCTTTAGCACCATCCGTTAAGAATTGTGTAAGCTGTGCTTGAGTAGGTGTGCTACTACCATCTATAGAAATAGAAGCTAACGACTCTACCTGTGCTTCAAATGTTGCCATTATATTTTAACTGGCTTTCGTAAAGCTTCCATTACTGGGTCTTTCTTTTTAATTGGCTTTACAGTTTTTTTCTTTACTGTTTTCTTTTTAGTTGCCATAAAGTCTTTCTCTCATCTCTTTTGTATTTTGATCCATGCTTTGCACAGACATTTCTACATCTGTTCTTTTACCCATAGCAGACATCATATACATATTAGTAGTAAATATACTTTTTGAAGCTTTCTTACCACACTTCTTACAATAAAACCACCCTTCTTTATTAGGATGGTTACAGTGTATACATTTTTTTTTCATAAATCTTCCTTTTATAGTTTCGGGGAGAGCCTTTTATTGACCCTCCCCACAGTACTATAAACTGTTATCCTTATATATTCGGATTATGATGTTTGGATACCATTATTAATACCAGATAAAGAACTACCGACATATTCACCACCAGTGAACATAAGTTCAACGTAATCACCTTTTTGAGCAGTTGTGTCTAAAATTACATTAGATACCTGAGTACCCGCTGTAGATACACCTGCGTCTCCACCAGCATCTTTTGATACTAAACTAATGATAGCACTTCCAGCAGCAATAGTAATATCGCCAGTTGGAGTTTCTTCTTCTACAATAAATTTGTAGTAGACACCATCTTCACCTGTAGAAGCTGTTGGTAGAGTAATTTGATACGCTCCAGCAGCAGAATCACACATAAAGATTTTTCCACTATCATCATTTGTTAAAGTAACAGCACCAATTAGTCTTTCTACTTTTCTTTTTAACCCAAAAGTAGAACCACTATTTTCATTAAGATAATCTGATCTCATTTTATACTCCTTCTAGGTTGTATAATGCGTGAGACTCAGCTAGGGTAACTTCTAGACCTGCTTCAGTTAAGATCATATCTTTTCTAAGATCTTCATCAGCTGCCTGTACGTTAGTCATTACTTGTGTATCACGATTAATACCGTTACCAACTAAAGGTCTGTAAGCTAATTGACTCATATCAGCCATTAGCATTAAACCAGAAGCTTGACCCCTAAATAGAGGTTCTTTAACTAGGTTTAGTCTTCCATGAATTGTATCAATTACTGTTATGTTATGACCAAAAGCACCTTGTCTTTCAGACATGTTATAACGAGCAAGAGATGCACCAGTATTAACATCGGTTGAAGCACCAGACTGCATAGACTGATTTATGAAAGCATCTGCACCTAATTTGTTAAAGAAAGAAATAACTGGTAATGAACAAAGAACTAGCTTATCAGAAGCACCACCACGAGCTGGGTCGAAGATGACTTCTAAGTCACTAAGTAAATTGTCGTAAGTCATTTCAGACTGTGCTACAGTTTTATGATAAGCACTTCCAGATGAATAACTAAAGTTAGAGTCTCCAGCAGTTGGAGAAACATTCTTTAGAATATGTCCTACTAGACCTTCAGTGTACTGAATGCCGCCTACACGAGCTTTTTGACCGAAGAGCATAGCTCTTTCAATGTCAACTTTATGCTCACGAAGCTTCTGTGCCCAGATACGACTCCACTCATCAGGGTAACCCCTATAGCGTGTAGCGTATGCTGTGTTTGTCATTTCAGCAGCTGTTTTAAAGATCTGAGTGTAACCAAAACCATCTTCTAATTCACTTGACCAAACATCTGGAGAACCAGAACCTTCTTCAAATGAAGTACCAATGATTTGTGCTACATCATCATCTGCAATGCTATTACTTCCTGTAACAGCTGATACATCAATTACTTTACCAGTAAAAGATGAATCACTTGCACCATGTGAAATTGAACCGTCTACTCTTACTAATGCCTGACCATATCCGTCTGTGTCGTCTTTTGTTGCGACAGCAAAAACCATTCCTTTGACTAAATATTCTACAGCCGCACCGCCAGCAGTATCTACAGTAAATGCATACGAAGAACCTGCGGCAACAGTACCAACTGCACCTTTAATCAGAAAAGAACGATCTGAAAAACTGATTTTATTTCTGTTTTCCAAGTAACGGAACACTGGGTCATCGGTAGGTGCTTTAGAGACTTTATTCAGATAGACGAAGAATGGTGATTCTTCCGGAGTTAATTCAGCAACTCTGTCGCCAAAATTAAAAATCCGTCTTCTATCGGGTCTTTGCCCTACGCTTGCATCAGAAGTAGTAGCTGTAATATCGCTGGACTTTAAAGATCCAGAATTATATGATATTGCCATTTATATACCTCTTAGTATGTGTTGTTATTATTATGGTAAAGCTGCTCCAGCACCTGTTCCCATGATGCTTTCAAAGACCTTATCCGAATCCGTTTTAGGGGATTGTGGAGCTTGTCCCTGTAAGACACCAGCAGTTCTGGGTGCTTGTTTAGCTGCATTTACCGCTTCCATTGTATCGTTGTTAGCAACAGAATTACCGTTTTGCATCTGCCAGAGCTTTACTAAGTTATTTAAACCTACTTGCTCTTTAGGTTGGGTAGTGAACTGCATGAAATCTTGAATGTCATTATCTGACATCTTATAATTCCTGCGTAACTCACCAACTGTATTTTGCAGTTGCATCTCAGCCTGCATCTGTTGCTGTTGCTGGGCTAACCTTTCAGACACTAATCGATCAACTTTACTTGTGATCTTTTGATCAACAAATTTACCTGATTCAGAAGTATCATTTGTAAAGGCATCCCAAGGATTAAAGTCATCGACTGCGGGAGCTACTTCTTGAGTGCTCTGGTTTTGACCTTGTGGGTTAGCTATACCGTCTTCAAGAGTTCTTACAAGATCAGGTCTTTGCTCTAAAAGTTGAAGTAATTGAGCACCTTGTTGCAGTTTAGCATTTTCGGCTTGTGACCGATCATACATAGACTGAAACTTTTTTGACTCTGCTTCAAAATCTACAGCAGGGGCTTGTTCTTGAAACTCCTGTTGATTTGTATCCACCTCTTCTTGGATGGACTGTTCATTGACGATATCTTCCACGAATGATTCATTACCACCTTGTATTCCGCTTTCGACACTTGCTTCCTGTTGTTCTAATGTAGACATATACTCTCCTTAGATGTCTCTTAGGCTTTTGGAGTTGAACTGACTTCTCTCTGAACATCTTTCAGATTGTTTGCCAATTTCTCCACCTCGAGCTTCACCTCGTTTTCTAGTTTACTACGTTGTACCCTTCTGTCTGCTTTTGATTCGGAATTAACTTCGTTAAGTCTAGATTTAAACTTTTCGACTTCAACTCTTTTTCTATCACTGACAGACTCTCTTTGGGCTGTCTGCAAGTCACCTTGCAAATTCTTTATTTGTTCTGACATAGCTTGCATTTGCTGCTGCATTAATTGCTTCTCTTCAGTTCTACGCATAATACCTTCCTTGTCAAATATCTCTGGATTCTTTTTAAGAACCTCGTAACGATCCACAATACCCATCTGGAATGCTTCAAGATATACAGCAAGTTCTGCATATTTACTAGAAGGCATAGTAGAACCGGATTCAATTCTGATGTCATGTTGATCTAAAATATGTCTATCTTTCTTTAAGTCCAAGATAGCACCACTAACATCTGTATAGAAATTAGCCATAACTTCTGTAATATTATTGTTAGGCTGTGCTAATCTAAAAATCTTTTTATAGGTGTAATGACCCTTTGATAAATTATAAAGAACTTTACCAAGTTTGTTAATACTAAATTCAACATCTCTTAATTTAGATTTAGGTCTTTCACTACCTAATGCAATCATTCTCTCTGTCGCTTTGTGCGTTTCTGGTGCTTTATCCGCAAAGCCATGCATCATTTCTGGCAGACCAAAAATAAAATCAATGTAAAACTCTGACTGCTGTATCAATCTATAGAACTCACCAGCTAGTGGTTGAGGTGCTGGGTAGTGTGGTTCACCTTGTGATGAATCAACTTCTATCACTGCATTTGGATTAGCCCAATCTTTTTCTAATTGGTCAATATCATCTACACTACCTAATGGTACTAATAGTTTAAGTCCCGCTGATGCTTGGGCATGTGAAAGGGCTAAAGACCATAACTTATTTAGTAACCTCTGCATCGGTCTGGCTCTAGATACATCGCTCTTGGGGTAAGGAGTGCCTGTCCAGATATTTGGTAGCGGGACTATTGGATACTCATCAGTATTTAATACTTGTTCATACAGCACTACTTCCCCTAATGTAGCACAAACTTTTATTCTAGTTTGCAAAACTTCGATCGCTGTGTAAGCTCCTATCTCAATAGCTTCTGCATTCTCACTAACAAACCTAGCATATTCTTCTTGAGAAAGTATTTCCTCTTCTTGATTCTGCATATCTATGATGCGATAAAAAGGAACTTTTATTTTATAAAAGCGTTCTAGTATCTGATACTTCTTTACTTGAAAATAATCTTTATCTTTTACTTCTGCTGGAGTAAATACATTCATTGAGTTTCTGTTTTGTGAAGATGGATAATCTTCTTCATCGTATGTAAACCCAGATATCTCACGAATAATACCCGGTATTTCTTCACCAGTCTCAGGGTCAACACTATCATCTAATTCAGGGTAGAGGTTGACGACTTGTTCACCAGTGAGGATGGTAGAAAGGATAAGCCCATCTGAATCACTAAACCAACGATCTCTTGAGCTGGGAGATGCGTATACCCTAAAAGGGTCGAGATAAGTAAACTTGACATCACCTCTACCGAAATCTGATTCTCTGTCAATGTAAGCATATAAATAACCCATGCCAGTAGTAGCGTAGTCTTGTATTGCTTGTTTCATTTGCCAGTCACCATCTGATTTTTGCCAGACATAACCCATTATTGTTCTCCATAATGTAGCTACTTGCACATCAGAGTCTTCTCTAGGAGTTATGGTAAATGCTGGGGGTCTAGATGTTAATACTGCTTTAAATTTTTCTATAGCTGCTGAAACCCTATCCATAGGTATATCAGCTTGATTGCGTTGAGATAGCTCATCAGACTCATCGTTAGTAAAATGATTACCAAGGTAGAAATCTATATCTTTTCTAGCCTCAGTATCCCAATCAGAACGAGCATCACGCCATTGACGATATAGCTCTTCGTTTTGTAATGCTCTTGGGTCTTGATCCATTAACTACCTTCTGGAAAATATGTAGGATTTAACATACTCTCTTTATATTTTTGCATAAAATTATCTTGAGTTGGAGTATTTTGAAAATAAAAAGAATCATTTGGGACTCTCTCAATTCTTTCTGCACCTTGCATTAATAAAGAATCTAACTTAATTCTTTCTAATGCATTTTGTGCTTTATCTCTAATAAGCTCTTCGTTTTCCATTTCTAACTCACCCCTTAACGATCTGTAGTAATCACCTTGTTGCATACCGCTTGGTATAGAAGACATAACTTCACCAGAGCTTGGAGGTCTTTGATCGAAAGGAACAAAAGGATTGGCTTGTGGCTGTTGAGCCATTAAAGATTGTAAGTACTGCTGCATCATAGCATCTTCTTGAACTGCACCACCTTCTTGCATACCTAAAAGCTTTTTAAGAAAGCCACCTTTTTCTTCTTCAGGGTTTAATATTTGTTGAGCCATATCAAACGTAATAGAATCTTGTGGGGCGTTCATAGCTTTATCTCTAGCTCTTTTAATAGAAATTTGACGAGATAGATTAGGTAAAGGTCTTTGAGCTTCCCCTAAGTAATACCTTTCACCATCATCTGTTGGCATTTGATAGACTGCTTGAAAAACACTTTCAGGTGTTATATTTAATCCTAATATTTCACCACCATCTTGATAGCCGTACTTCTTTTTCTTTTTAGCCATACCACCTTTCATCATACCCATAAGTGAATCTTCTACTTCTCCACCTTCCTGCATGTAACCCATTTTATTTCTAACTGCCTCTGGCAGTTTAGCAAGTCCGGGATTATCTTTCGGTATTGGCTTTAAGTTCTTATGAACTTTACCACCATGACCATACTGCTTTGCATTGACCATACCGCCACCATACATGCCAGTCATATTTTTTAGTGTAGCCTGTGCAATCAGTCTATCTATCTCAGAATGACCACCTGCCTCTGGCATATCGTTTAATTTTTCCAATGTGGGAACTCCTATCATATCCACAGCTTCTTTGCGAATCACAAATTCACCGGGGGTTAATATTGCTTTTACTGTATCTGTAGTACCGGGCATTAGTCTCTAATCTCAAAATGGGGAAAATCATCAAAACGATTGTCCATTACTTGAAAATCCATATCCCAGTCCCCGCCCCATCTTAAATTGTAACCCATGCTCCTGCCAATGCCGATAACAAAGCCAGCGAAAAGAGTCTGCCTTTCTCTATCTTCCCAATCCACAGGATAAGGGGTAACGTCAACGGCTTTAGAAGGACTAGAGTTGTGCCTACCGTTAGGATACTTAACCTTAGTACGACCTTCATCATATAATTTATTTTGCCTTTCTTTGCTTCTATGTCCCTCTAGAACGGAACAGTCCACATGTTTAATTACTTCAGTAAATACTTCTTGCAAACGCTCATCGCAAGTAGATAATCTAGACTTTGATCTTTTAGAAAAGTATGGCATGTGGATTTGAATTTAAATATAAGTAATACATAAACAAAAGACAAATAATATTTTTATGCACGAGATCCAGTCATCCAGTTGTACGCTTTTTTCTTCATACGTCTAACAGGACTAGCTTCTTCATTTAGTAATGATTCTCGTTTAGTCCTTGTACTCTTAGGAGCTTTAGCAAAGTAATCTGCATAGTACAAAGCATCCATAACATCATCGTTCCTAGGTTTAGGATGTTCAAAGAACTCATCTACTAATTCTGTCATTTCTCTTCTAATGTAAAGTTTTTTAGAGTTTACAATAACACCTAAGCTTGTTTCAAGCCTATCTTGCTTTTTTATTCTAGCAGGTGGCTTTACCCCTTTGAAGATTCCGGGCATTAATCTTTTTTCACTAGCAGACATCCTCGTTACCATGTCTCTTACCATTTCCTGTGCAGCTACAGTTTCTATTGTAACTCTTCTTACAGGTGTATATTTGTTTGCTAGTCTTATAATTTCTTTTGGTACATCAAATGTTGGTATCCTCTCCCTAAAATACTCTAATACATAACGATTGTTATTAGAATCAATAGCCATAACTAGTATAACTTGAAAATCAGATGTCTCTGAAGCTGTCGCTGCTAAGTCAACCCCTAAGTAAATGTTTACTGGTATAGCATCCTCACCGTCTATAAGGTAATTAAATTTGTTTCTAGTTTCTACTTTACCATTGAAGTATTGTATCCGATCTATTTTAAACGCTGCGTTAGATATATCTCTCGCATCATTCATGTACTCTTGTGCAAACTTATTAACTAGACCAGCTTCGATAAACTCTCTTTTCTTTGCTGCTAACTTCTTTAAAGAGAATTGGTCTTTCCAAATAGACTTACCATCTTCTATTGCCCTCTTAAATGTTACTGCCCAAGGATAATCTCTACCTTCTTCCTGAGCTTTCTTGTTTCCATCTACTACTGCCTGTAAGAAACTATCAAAATGTACTATTGTGCCAGCTAACCATATCCAACCCTCTCTACCCGGTGTTTCTTCTAGTGCGGGATACACTGTTGATACGATCCATTTTTTAATATCCGCTCTACGCTCTGGCGTTTTAGTATTTAACTCTGATTCAAAGTCATCTAAGATGATACCAGTATAACGAACATCTACTTCTGCACGACCCCTAAGTCTTTGTGAAGTACCTTTTGCTATTAACCTATCTCCTTTGGGAGTTACAATATCTTTTTCTGTCCAACGCTTTCCCGCTGCACCTCCATCTAAATTACCAAAGTAGTACCGAAGACGTTTATTCATTTCAAAATGATTACGTAAATACTTTAAATGGTCAATAGACTGACTTTGTTCTTCGGATACCCATGCAATAAAGTGCTGTTCATCATCTCTTGCAAATACAAGTTTATGCATAATGGCTGCTTTAGATAAGATCGACTTACCAAAGCCCCTAGGCATAATGATACAACTACGGCTGCCGGGTTTAGATGTGATTAGTTTGTCTGCTACATCGTAATGAAACGCTGGAGACTTAGACTTTTTAAGAAAGTCATTTGGTAAGAAAGCCCTTCCAAAGTAAATAAGACTTTTATAGGACTTGGCTAGTACCTCATCCCGCTCTTTCATTTCAGATGGGGATGGATTAATATTAAAATTGTCCATTATTTGCGCTTTAAAGACTTATTTGTTTTAAATGATATGTTGTATAGACTATTACCTACTTTAATCCTTTTAGGTACTGTATAGCTCCAAATAGAGCTAGTCTGTGTATCCCAATAAGTACTGTTAACCGTTACTGCTTGTATCACCATTTGTTAATTCCTTTTTCTTTTCACTTAACATGCCCTGCTCAAATGCTTTTAGTTTCTCTTTACTAAAGCCAGTAAACTCCTGTATCAGTGCAATAGACTCTGATTTCTTCTCTGTATTAAGCATTCCTGATATCTTCATTAATGTTTCTAGTGCTCTAAGCTTATCATTATCTTTTACATCTGTTTTATCGACAACATCCTTAGTGCTTTCTAGTAAATACCTTTTGGTAATACCAACATCTGCCATTAACTCTTCTATTTCTTTATCCACTTGATCCCTCACTGTTTTACTTTTTAATAATAGTTTTGATTTACGCCTAGCATCCTCAGAGTTTGTTGTTTTAGGATAGGCTTTGATATATGCACTTTCTGGGTCTAGTCCCATTGCAATGTATTTAGAGAATATCTTTTTCTGTTTGGTCATGCCGCCATGTATTCTAGAATCATAGCTATGTCTTTTTACAAAACGGTAAAGACTATCTGTTATATCTCCAACTAAAGTAGTGCTTTTTCTAACTGTAATCATTCCTATTACAGTTCTAATGTATTTTTCTTCAGACTTATTACCTTTCATAGTATCCTTTAATAACACTTGAACTATTTTACCATCATCTGATAAACACCACTGACCTTGTTTGGCTTCTCTCCAGTCTTTAATTAGTTTTTCTGTAGGGTGTGCTGTGCGAAACTCTGCTTCGCTTTCATAAGCATAGTGCTTAACACCCTTTATGATTCTTGAGAGTGCCACTAGTTGGGATTATTTAAACTATACTCGTCTATTTCTATGAGCTCTAACTCAGGCATGTTATTCACCCTATATACTAACTCAGCCATTAAGCTGACGTTTCTTGAATTGGGGTCTATAAGATCTAATATTCTAAGCTCACTGGATATCTCTCTACATCTTTGTATGTTTGTAAAGACATCTTTTATTTCATAATCACCAATTAAGGCTTTCTCAAACATTGTTCTTTCTCTATCCATATTTAAATTTAATAATAACTTGACAAGTTGCAACTATATATAATAATATTATCTATCCCCCC